GCTACTGGTTGAGCAGCAGGTTCAGCAGCGGTAATTTCAGCGAAATCTTTAATCATTTTGCTAATCAGTGGCTGAGATACTTTAAAAGGTAACTCGCTAAGAGAAGCAATAATCATATTTAATTCATCTTGAGTAAAGCTCATGCTGTACTGTTTTGGGGGTTCAATTTGTTCCATTTATTTTATAGGGCAAGCGCCAGTTGAGCAGTCATCAGATACAATTTCGTCAAAACTATTTGTATCGTCTAAACTAACGGGTTGAAGAAACTTAATGTATTCGTTATAATCTTGTTCACTTACTACTTCTTGTGGAAGATATAAATATCCAAGATCTTTAGCTGTCATACTTGGATCAGTACGATAGATAAAGCTAACACCTACATAGCAATCCCAGTTATTTAGCAGCCACTGAATAATATCTTCTACTTCGTCTAAGGAGTAAGAGATCGTTACTGAAGTGTTCTGCTGAGTCCAGCTGGTCTGGATTAATTTGTATTTCTCTAGCTGTTCTACTGCGGAGTCTAAGTTTACTTCCTTACCATTAACTTTATGGAAAGGAACATCATCCCACTTTACTGGGAAAGTAATTAAAACACCTGAATCATCAGTTGGATGATTGATAACAGTATATCCAGCAGCTTTTAATTTTTCAACTACTGGATCGTATTTAGAGAACTGAACATTGTTAAAAATATATTTACCCAAAGGCTTATGAATACCTTCAGTAGTGTCCATAATTTTACTTAATGTACCTGAAGGTTTAACACAAGTAATATTTTTAGGGCTAGGTAAATCTAATTCATCTGACATACCAATAGCAGCAGCAGTTGCTGTGCGTTTTAGATATTCGTAATCATATCCACCCATATCAGGGCGTTTGGCAATACCAGTAAGGCCGACACCGCACAGACGAAGAAAATAGTTATTAAGATGCCAAGATTCTTGAAGGATACCATCATTTAAGTTTACGCAAGTTTGGCGATAGTTTGCTCGTGCAGCAAGTCTGATCGCTTCATGTAAGCCTGCAGTATCTCCTTTGAATTTACCAATATCTGTTTCGGTAAGATTACAGAACGATTTATTTCCCAAAAGGATTTCAACGCACGGGTTGCATCCTGAGAACCAAGGGGCTCTACGGGTAGCTTCCACTGCATTAATAAATCCAGGTTCACTACCGCCTGCATCTTCCATGAGATCAAATATTTTTCGTAGATCTTCATAAAGGGGTTTTTCTTTAAATACTAGGGAGTTATTAGACTGTTGGCGGTGTGAATTATTATGCAACCACCAATCTTTTTTAGCTACTGCAAATTCTTCCCACTCTGGTTGTCCGTATTCAAATAGAGCGATCTCAGCACTTCTACGACTACTAAGAATGGTACCAAGATGATTGATAATATCAAGAATATCCATGCGAGTGAGCAGACTATCAGCCCTGCCGTTAAGTATATTAGCAATTGCCACATAAGCTGTGCTGATTGCCGAATCGCCTGAGCTAATCCATCCATATCCTTTTAACCTTTCACCTGCTGGTCGTAACTGCGAGAAATCTAGTACTAACTCTTTAGCAGGATATTTACCTGCCATTAGTTTACCTACTGATTTAGCCCAAGCTTCTGCGGAATCACCGACCTGAATAGTCCATGTTTTATTTTCTGAGTCCCAGGTTTCTGTATTGTGCTCGTTACCACCTTTAGCAGTACGAGTTGATCGCACTACTCTGATATTTTTAATTGGCTTTGAGAAACCATTTAGTGTTCCAACTACTGGTTTAAACCCAACTCCGCATCCTTGTAGTAATAGCCATAGGCAGTCTACTACGTCATAAATTGTTTCTACTTGTGTAAATGAACAATTAAATTGTGATGCTTCTCTTTTTTGGGCGACTGTTGTACCGCCTAACCAAAGAGAACGACCGCTCATAGAGACTTTACGATCTAACATTAGCTGCTCTAAATCATATAGTTCAGCAAATTCAAGATCTGTTAACTCTCTATTAGCGGCTCGTTCCCATAACCATTGTTGATGGTCTATTACTCTGGAAACTGTTTGTTCCCAGCTTTCAAATTGTTTTCCGTCGTCTGTAAGTGGTCTGTTGTATGTTCTTCGTGTTATTACTTGTGCTCTTGTGGATACATTCATTCTACCCCTTCTCTAGTTATAAAACTAGCTAATATTTCTTGTTCTGGTCTATTCAAATTTGTAAACATATATGCATTGTCTTGCTTACACAGTTCTAATGCAGTTTTTTCTGAAATAACCCTACTAGACACGATTGTTTCTGTTAAATGTTCTTGCGAAAACTCTTTAGCTTGATTCATAGTAACTGTATCTAATGCCCATTCTTGTTTGCCTTTTGGCACTTCTACTAAATATCTTATACGAAACTGATTTACACACTCTACTAAAACAAGATCCATCTCTTGCTTATGTAAAGACCATGAACCATTACCTAGATCTGTCCATTCTAGTTTATCTCCTTCTTTCCAGCCAGTAGACTGTAAAAGATCGGTAGGAAATTCTAGTATACCATCCCCTGTATCGGGGTCTTCTTGAATAGTTAGAGTCCAGCGGTTCATAGTATTATTTTAGGTTAAATCAAACATATAGTTAACATCTTCTTCAGGAATATCACGAGTAATCGTTAATTCCATTTCATCGAGGTCAAAACCTTCATCTTCAAATAAGCCACCAAGCTCATAGGCTGCTTGTGAGCCCGCAGTGCCTTGACCTAATCTTACATGAGATACCAATGTATTAATTGTGATTAAATGATCCTCTGTGAGACCTTTTAGTGTGTAATGACCATCTTTTTTATATTTAAGTTCTAACATTTTATTTTCCTTTATTTAAGTTCCTGTACTACCAAAACCACCTGTGCCACGTTCAGTATCGTTCCAAACGTCTACAAACTTAGGTAGTAAAACTGGCATAATTACCAGTTGAGCAATTCTATCACCACGAGAAATTTTATAAGGATCTTCTGAAATATTTTTCAAAAGCACTTTTATTTCTCCACGATAATCTGCATCAATAACGCCTACTGAGTGAGGGATAGTAATTCCCTTTTTACCCTGACTGCTTCTATTAAATACAAAGCCTGCATAGCCTTCTGGAATTTTTGTTGCTACTCCTGTGCCAACAAGTTTTTGTTCGCCAGGATAGATTTCCAAATCTTCTTTACTCATTAGGTCTGCACCAGCATCTGTGCAGTTTGCACGACGTGGCAGAAATTCTTTACTGTCTACTAAGCAGAAAATTTCGTTCTTAATTTCACAATCTCTAGCATAGTCCCATGTTCTATTAATATTCATAAAGTTGTTCATTTTAAATAAAGTTCTAGGATTTCATCTATTTGTTTACAATTTTCAGTACCAATTGCTTCTTCACAAAAGGTAACCAAATCCATTAATTTATAATTTAATTCTAATTGATCTTTACATTGATTTAGGGCTTCGATGTATTTATACTTACCACTAATTGGAATACTCGCAATAATATCGTAAGTACTGCCGTATTCATTAACCAATCCCACGGCTCGCTTAGGTCCAATACCAGGCACCCCAATAACATTATCACCACTATCGCCTGTAAGACATTTAATGCTAATATAGTCTTCGGGCTGGAAATCATAATGGTCATTCCAGTTATCAACTGTGATTTCTTTTCTGGTGACATAACTAAATCTTGATACTTTAGGTTGAACTAGCAAATCCCAATCCTTATCGGAGGATACTAGCCAGATCTGGTCTAACTCATAACGCTTGCGTTTTGCTACTATGTAAGCTGCAATATCGTCTGCTTCAACTCCCTGAAAACGAACTACAGGAAACTTGCCTTCTTCTTCGTACATAGATAAAATCTTTTGTACTTCTGCAAAGAATTCTTCAAACTCTTGTTGTTCTTCTTCAGTTTGGTTTGCGTATTTATCTTTACGATTCTGTTTATAAAGCGGATAAATTGCTTTACGATATGAACTTGAGCCCATATCGCCTGCAATTATAAGTTTTTTAGTTTTATAAGATTTTTGCAGGCTCTCGACTGTTCTCATATAGTCAGTAGCAAAATCTACTGCCTTTGAGTGTTTATATCGAAATGCAAGATTCAAGGAATCCAAAATCATTAACGATTTAGGGTCAGTGTGGTTTATTTGTTCAAATGTTTTTGTCATGTGAATATTATATCAAAATTGACAAGATGTGTCAAGAGATAAATTTTGGATCCTCGTACTTCACAAAGTCTTCCAGTAAGGAAACATAGACTTCATAACCCAATGCATTTATAAATATATATCTATAATCACAAGTAGGCATAGCTTCAAATGCACAGAATACTTTTGAACGATCATGTTTAAATATAAGCAAAGGAGTTTTATCAACCTGTTTACCTTGTCTTACTGCTTGTGACCACCACTCAAAAAATTGAGGACTTTTACCACTAAGAATAGCACTTGTTAAATGATCTTCTTCGTAGTGTTTTACCTCTACTGAATAAAGATTCTTTTCACCTGGCACGTATAGATCACCCTTTAATTGGTGTCTAGGGTCAAGAGCACCTGATGCAGGCACCCTTTCCCATTTTAGACTTGTTGCTTGACGTAATTGATCACGTATAAGAGTCTCTGCTCTAGCACCTTTAGCTCTAGGGTCAACCATTGTCTATCCTTGATATATTTCGTTGTTTTACTACTTGCAACTTTTCTAGCAAAGGATGTGAGAATCCATGAGATATTAGGAAGGTGTTTAAGTTTTCTTCTTTCAAGAGAACTTCAATTAACTTTTCTTTACCTTCTGCATCTAGATTCTCTACTGTTTCATCTAGAATTAGTAGATTAGTTCTAGAGTTAGATAAAGTTTGCATTAGTTTGCGAATAGCAAGTAATGTAGCTACATTAACACGAGCACGTTCTCCACTAGATAAAGCTAAGATATCTACATCATGACTATTATCTGTAATAACAACATTTAACTTATCTGAGGAAGCGATTTTAAAAGATAATTGAAATCTTCCATCTGCTAACTCAGCTAAATACTCATTGGTAAGAGTTTCCAGATCTTTAACTAGACACTCTATTTTATAAGCTACTAACCCTGTTGTAGAGAAGGCTTTTACTAAAACCTGTAAATTAGATAATTCTGAGGTATGTGTAACTAACTCAGCTGTATATTCTGCTAGCTCAGAACGCATATCTGCCATTTGACTAGAAATAACTGTTACTTTTGAGTTATGCTCATTAACAGTTTTATTCTTATTACGTACTTTGGTAATTGCGTTATTAATTTCATTAATAACTTTTTCTAGTTCAGTAATTTTATTAGATAGTTCGTTCTTATCCAATACTTCACTAGTGAGGTCGTTATCAATTAAAGCGTAATACTTTTCCCACTCAGAAAAGTTTTTCTGGTAAGATTGATAGTTTGCTACTTTGCTATCTAAAGTTTTTATTTGCGCTTTAATATTAACAATATCTTCTTCAAGACCTACCTTATTTACATTGAACTGCTCTACTAAGCTAAACATCGTACTGTTATCCATATCTTGAGAACAGGTAGGGCATTTAATAGTAGGGCCAGAACATTTTTTAGATAATGCAATACCTTCTTTAAGCTGATAATCTTTGTTTGCAAGTTTAGTTTTTAAACCCGCCAATACTGAATCATCTACCTTTTCTGGTACAGGATCATCTACTACTATTTTTGATAAAACTTGTTTGTACGTATTATTTTGAACTATTTTTCTATTAGTAGACTCTATGTTAGTTAGTTCATGTTTTAATAAAGTTGTTTTTGATACTAATTCGCTAGGAGCACTAGGTTCCTCTTCTAGTTCTTTTAAAGTTAGATCTTCTTTTTCATACTTAGTTAACCAAGCCCTAACTGTAGATAGCTTGGCTTGTACAGCATCAACTTGTTTATTAGCATCTGATGCTAATTCTTTAAATCTTTCAGATGCCTTAGTATATATCGATAGATTTAGTAATTCTATTAAGAACTTTTTTCTAGCAGTATCTGTTGCTGTTAAAAACTCTAAACTAGAAACACTACTCTGATAAACAATTTGGCTAAAAGTTTTATGATCAAAGCCGATTATACCTTCTATCTGTTTATATGTATTAGTACTAGTATGACTACTAATATCTTTACCATCTTTATATAACTTTATAGTAGTTGAAGCACTACTTCTATTAGTTTTAATAGTATAATCAGAATTATCTTTATTAAAGTCTAGTTCTATTGAATAAGACTTATCAGAGCTATATCTATTTAATATATCTGCTTTTTTTATTTTTTTGGAGTTTTGGTTGTATAATACTTCTTCTAAGATAAGTGCAATAGAACTTTTACCGTGTCCATTTTTACCAACTATTTGTGTAAGTGGTGCACTATCTAATTTAATTGTATTATCTATACCATATGAAAAAGCATTACCCCATCTAATTTCTTTAAATGTAATCATTCTGTAGTAATCTTATCCAAATTGTTATTTAACACTTGTACTATACTTTCAACAGTATTATCTGGTAGTTGCAAGATGTACAATAAATACTCTTTTAACTCAGCTGCTAAAGTCATACTAGGATCTAAAATTAGTGCAGTGTCTGTTTCTCTTCGCACTATTTTTTTATCTATTAGAGTGTTATCCTCCATGGCGCCCAGCTCACTCATGTCACCTTCAACTTCATATATGGTATGATCGTAGTCAGTACCTGGCATTTGTTCACCTGCCTTGATAGTTTTACGAATAAGTTGTGGTAGCTGTAGTTCTCGCCACTCATGTTCTAAACTATCCGTATCAAGTATAATAACTCCAGTAGCCACATTATGACGATGAAAGCTAGTAGTGACTGGACTTCCAGGATAGAGAATGTTTCTTTGAGAATTTTCATAACTGTGTAAATCCCCTGCTAAAACAACATCGTAGTCGGCAAACAGCTCTAGATCCATTTCAGGTTTTACGTGCGGGGGTATTTCCCCACGAACATGAGTAAAACATATCTTACCAGGATTTATGTGTGGAGATGCTTCAAAATCTTTTAGTTTATTATACGGAATAAAATCCATATCTTCTAAAGAATAAAAATCATCTATTACTGTAACATCTTTGTTTAGTCTCTGTGTACTACGCTTTAAACTAGTAAAGAAAGTAGTATCTTTCTTTAAAGCTTCGTGATTGCCAGCATATATAATGCAAGGAATCGAAATGGAGGATATTAGATCAAAATATATTTCTAACTCATCCATTGTAGGCATACGATCAAATATATCGCCGCCCAATACTAAAAGGTCACATTCTTGTTGAATATCTCTAAGCTGTTTAATAAACAGTTCATAGCGATTTTTAGCCCACTCTACAGGAACATTTTTTTGACCTAATTTAATATGAATATCTGCTGTGAATAAAACTTTCATTATTTATAGTCAAAAAAGCCCCTAAGTTAGTGATACTTAGGGGCTTTATTATTAAGCTGTTAAATCGCTAACTGCTTCAGAGTCTGTAGCAGAATCTTCTTCCGGTACAGCTCCAGTAACAATACGTTCTAGTGTAGCTTTTACTTCTTCTGCAGTTTGACGTGGATATTTCATATCAATACTTTCAGAAGCTGTCGCCGCCTGTTTTTCTTCGTCAGTAAGTGGGCGTTTCTTGCAACGTAATACTGATAAAGTATATTCTACGTTAAATGGCAAGGGTCCGGTCTTAACACGTTTGAATACAACATCCCACCCTGTATCAGTATCCGTAGGATCGCCTAAATCTTCTGCAGCTGAACAAATTTGTTCAAATAATTTCTTTTTCAAATTAAGGATTTTTACTTTCCCATCTTTTAAGTCAATACAGTTAGCACTGTAAGACCAAGAACACTTCTTATCAGAAAAATATTCAGGAACATGATCATGTTCTTTATTGTTAAATTTTTCTGCATCACGATCAAAAGCTAAACACTCAACGGGAATATCCTTTCCGTTAGTACCTTTTAACCAATAAACGTAACGAGGTAAAATTCCCCCAATTAATCGTATTGTATTTTCTCCGTCTTTGTATTCAAAGGCGTCAAAAGATTTTTTAACTGCTTTACCTTTAGTTGCTGTAAATGCTAATGCCATTTTTAATTTTCCTCGTATTTAAAGAGTATTTCTGTTTCTGTTATTATTAATAACGGATTGTTTTTAATTAGATCAATGTTTATATCGGGGAAATAGGATAATTCTAATCCTCGATATTTGTACTGTTTATATAAATTGTAATCACGTCTAGCTGCTAGTTTTAGATATTGAATTTTGAATAGTATATCTGTTGACTTATCTGCAAATAGGGGTGCTGGATTTAATATAAAACAGCTACCAGTTAGAGGTATTTTGCTTGGTTTAAACCTAGAGTACTTTAATGGCAATTTTTTAGAATAATGATATTCTAGCATAGCCATAAATTTACTCGCATCACCGTTTGACTGTTCTTCAAGTGTTTTTAGGTTAAAGAATAGAGCCATAATTACTGCTGGAA